CGAGAATCCACTCTCGCATCTGCATGTGCTGCATATCAGCAGGGTCTTCTAACAACGGTTGCCAACTAATAGGATTTCCCCCACCCTCAGTATCATCAATCATAGTAGGGATATGCTGTGAATCCGTGTTGAGCTTAGCTAACTGCTCCTGATTCCAGCCGAGGACTGAATCCGAGTTGCTCGATTTGACTACAATCGCTCCTCGTGGTGCGCGTCGTTTCTCATACGCAGTTCGATACCACGAATCCATGTTCTGCAACGATCTCGTCTCATCAGCAAGGGACACAATTGGCGATAACCCATACAACCGCGTTGGACGGAACTCGCTATCGTGAGCAAACTCACCATTGATGAAAAACTCGATAGGGTCGCCCTTTGGATTATCGAGCATGTACGCATAGACCTCATATGTTCGATTACCACACTCGTCGCAGTAACCAGCATGTGTCTGAGGACTATAATCTTCATTCTTTGCTCGGCACTCCGGACATAACCAGTACTCGCCTCCAAGCTTAGGTCCATTAGTAGAATACCTCATGAGATATGGTGGCGCACGCGTAACCCCATCCAACTCGAAGTCGGTGATATTACCCTCCTGATCAAGTGAATATGTCCTCTCAAATACCATCCACCCATCATCGAACGTTTGAATATCCCACGCAACCTCTTTACACACCTGCAAAAACGATTGACTGATTGAGGTCTCCTTATTCTCAGGTAATAGCTCCTCAGCATGCTCCGTCATATTCGCTTCACGGAACATCTCCTCAGCATTTGCCTTCTCAACCGGATCGGGGACGTCCATATGGGTTAAATCTCCACAGTTAGGACACACCCTTGGCTTATCGAAATCTATATCGCTATCAGATAACTCCTCACCTTCCTCACCCAACTGCTCCTTGAACGGCTCAAGTGTTGAGAACTCTTTCTGGCAAGTAGGACATTTGGCCTCGTATGCTTTTTCCCAATCTTCAAAGCCTCTACGGAACGCCTGATTGACTTTTTCCTCGATTGAATTATTCACCAGTGATTGCTGTTCGGCAATAGCTTTGATCCAGTATGGTGAAAACTCTCGCTGGTAAATTGGTACACCCGAATCCTCTGGACGTCGAATATTACGCCCGAAAGCACCCATAGCATACTTTCTCATCACCCCGGTGACAAACGATTCAGCCTTGTTTGCAGCTGATTTGATAAAATTGGTCCTCGCCATATTATAATCCTCTTATCTTACTATATACAACCAACTGTGTTAGGCTTTGTGTCAAAAGCCGCCTCCATTGATGATTTCTTCCATTTCCTCCATGAAACTCTCATCAATACCTCCACCCGTACCCATAACCGAATAAATACAGTATCTCATACTATCCACCCCGTGATCATCCACCTTCTTCGGAGTATCGCTATCTGAGTTCTTCCACTCGTAGCCGGGGATTTCATCTACTGTCCGCGTTGGTTTCTTGTCTGCCTGTAAATCCCCATCCACCGGATTGACTAATGAGTCCTCGTAAATGTATAGCGCGTCATCTTTGAGGCGACCCTTCACCTCTTGAATACCGTTCCACACATCCTTCTTCGCTTTCGAGGATGATACCCCTTTGCGTTGGAGCGTCTCCCTATCGCTTGCCTGTGCAGGATCAGCGAACGTTTGGTCGATCTCCAAATCTTCAGAGTACTGCTTGATCCATTTAGCTGCGTCCTCAACCAGCGTGTCCGATTTGTAATACTCTCTAAAGAGCACAAAGGTGTCCTGTGGGGATTTTGCCCACCATTGGATCACTATGGGGGACGGATAGCCAAAGTCGATTGAACGGTAAACTCGCCAATCCTCGGGAGGCTTAGGCAGGTTGATGCCATCCATGTCGCTCATCTGCCAGTCTTCATCCAGTTCCTGCAAACCAGTGATGTCCCGAACGTGCTTACGCCTATCGAACTCGTCATAGATAGCGTCGCTCGTACCAACCCAATTTCCGAGGACATATCTCTCGTAATAGACTCCCGAATAGTTGGCCTTCATGTCCTCAACGTAATCTTTTGGCACTCCGGGATTATCCTCTGCCTTCAAATGAAACGTCTCTCGACCCGGATCATTCTGGGCATCCTCACTAAAGAACTTCTCGTGCAACCAGTGATTAGGTCCCGCAGGATTAGTGGCCCCATATATCTGCCTAAAGGGGACTGTGAACTTCTTGTCGCCAACTACCTTCCCATCATAGCGGAGACGTCCAAGCAGTTGAACCCAGTCCTGCTCGTTTAGTTCAGTGGCCTCATCTACAAAAATCCACCCAAACTGCATCCCTGAAATCTTACGTGGCAACCCATCGTTGGAATTAGAACCCGTACTATCCAGCCCGTGATAGTGAATCTCGCTCATCACTGGCTCACCAAACCTCGTTGTGGTTCCCGTGTAATGCTTAATCACACGCTTCGTTTGGTTATGCCCATCAGACGGATTATCGGGGATATGGCTATCGGGGATAACGTCCTCCAATAATGACTGCTCGATTGTCGATCCCTTCACGTCAGAAGGACTTTGCCCACAATCAATCCCCTGTTCCCGGGATACTTTACGTTAAGCAAATATCCTCGTTCATTACCTGTCCGCGTTTTGCCCCCACCGAACCCACCATACAACAACGCCTGCTTCCCCGTATAGTTCATAAAGTCCTTCTGAGCTTGGGAGAAGCTTATCCTCTGTTGACGGGATTCCTGTTGTTGCTGAGGCGCACTACTCATCTTTGTCCTTTACCTCCTGATCTGGTAGTGATTGTACCTCCTCTATTTGAGCAGGGGCATTTGCGTCAATGACCTCTTGATCGGGCAATGAATCTCCCACCCCATCCGAGTCCCAAAATTTCACGTCAATGACTTGCTCGCTCGTCTCCTCAATTTTGTCAGGCTCCTCCAATCCAAGAAGATCCTCCAACTGCTCGATTACCTGTCTCTGCTCTCTCCACACATCCTTCAATCCATCTACGTCAGCAACCTCGGCAAAATCATCTGGGATTGGAACCTTAGCAGTTGTCANTTGAGGCTGNTCATAATTGGCCTCCATATTTGGNACTCCGTCGAAAGATANCTGCCCCTGNGCCTCCTTCAATTCAAATGAAGTTGGTTTAGCCTTCTTCGTCTCCAACAACTGTTGTTCTACCTCTTTGAGATTCTCCAACTTGTTCTTCAAATCTCGATATATGTCCATCCTTGTTTGGGCTTCCTTCTCAGCCATCATGGACTCAGCCTCGGCTCCCAAACTACTCTCATGGACAAACTTCTTTACCTTATGGACTGGCTCATCGAGGTACTCAGCAATCCTCTCATACGACCATTCGCCGTCATTACCCATCCCGTAAAATTTAGACACCGCAATCCGCACCTTCGTCTCTTTGTTAAAATCTGGTTTACCCTCACTCATATGTAAGGGTTATTTTCCAAAAATATAAAGACTATACTTCTATGTACTCTGCGTCTCGAAGGACATTCTCAGCCATCTTGACTCCCTTTTCGGCATTCATCGTCTCGCCAAACAGGTGATCCTTCCACTGGTCTGGTCGGTAACTGTTGGCCTCCTCGTGAGCAACAACCCGGATTTTACCCTCGTCAGTTCTGAAAAACGTCAGGTGCAGTTGACGGTCTCGAAGCCAGTGCGGTGCGCCTCCAACCCACTTATCTCCGTGATAGGAAACCAGTGTACCGATTTCCTCGTTATCATCCCAATCGGTCTTATATCCTGCAAGNAANGGAACCTCAAAATCTCTGTGTTGATTAAGACGCTTACTCAAATCTCGTACTGATTCCTCNTCAATCTCGGCTACNAACTCNTTACTAAACGCTCGGTTCTCGATATTGACNCCCAACTTCCCATACGCAACCTTATTCAGCAGGGGGACTGCTATTGNCCTGATCCCNTCCCATACCACTACATAGCGAGGATGGAATACTGTATGTCCAAAATAAAATCTTATCGCGATTCCAACAGTGACGGCTATCATCGCCATCTGCCATGTCTCGATACTGGCTACAATTCCTTCTAACATACCACCTAAACATACGTCCCCAAATGACTAAAGNTCTTGGTCAGCATACTCTTTCAGGTTCTCAAGAGCTGTATTTCCTAAACCGGGGATTTCTTCTAACTCCTCTTGGGATGCACTCTCGATATCTTCGGGGGACAAATATCCCTCCTCATATAATCGCTCACATAGCTTGTTACCCACATACGAAACCTCGCTCCAGTCATACTTTTCAGGCTCGGTGATATCCTTCTCGATCTCTGGTTGGTACACCATCCTCCCACCATCACGCATTTCATTGAACTCCTCTCGTGTTTCTATACGGTGCGTAAAGCCGCCCTGTCGCCGTTTTTCATCGGTGACGAACAAAACCACTTCCGAATCTATAAACTTGATTTGAAGGGTATTGTCGTACGTTGTCGTATACACGTCGCCAACCTCNGGTTCTCGAATCATCATATGGACCCGGCAGGATTCGAACCTGCGAAGCTCCTATGAGCCAGAGGTCTTAAGCCTCTTACCTTTGACCACTCGGCCACGGATCCAAAAGGGACGGTAATCAGCCGCCCCTTCAAACATGAGCATGGAACTCAACCGAACGCATTGCAGTTCTGAGGGGAGGTGTTTTTTCAGCTGAGGTCATCACGCTCAGCAATCGTGCAAGCCTGCAACCACTCGCACATCCCCACGGA